AGATTTCATTTCGGATTGTCAGGTGCAGGTGTCAATAATATTGGAGTAGGAGTTGGTGGTAATGATGTCACTGGAATTAACAATCCAATGGAAATAGGTAAATGGTATAATTGGGTAATATCGTATACAGGTACTCAATTTGATGCAGGAGAAAGAAAACTCAGAATGTGGATAAATACAGATGCAAGAATGACTAATAACAACAGCACTTCTTGGGGTAATCAAGATGAAGCTACTGAAAGTTACACTCACGGAATATATTTTGGAGGACGTAACACCGAGGGTTCAGGATATAGTAACGGATTCGCTTGTGCACTTGATGAAGTGGCTATCTACAATAAATGTATTGATTCAGTTGGCACTTTTGCTAGTGAAGTATATAACGCTGGAACTACTTACAATCATTTGATTAATAGTCACACTGCTAATCTTGTAGGATATTGGAGATTCAATGAAGGTGGTGGAACTGCTGTTATTGACCATTCGACAAATAGTAACAATGGAACATTAACCACAAATGATACAGGATTACCAACTTGGGAAGAAATAAAAACCTATAACTAAAGGAGTTATAATGGCAGGCTATAGTAAAGAAAATAAACGTCAAAATGACGCATTACAATCAATTTTAAGAGGAGGAACTCCAGAATCAAAAATTCAAGTAGGCTATACTGGTAAAAAACAAGAATCAGGTGACAAAATAGACAGATTATCCGATATTATGAAGGAAGCTCGAATGCCTTGGTTCTGTCCTAAGTGTGAAAAGGTTATGAAACATAGAATGGACAATAAAACTTGGGCTCTGTACAATCATTGTTTTGATTGTCAGATAAAATTTGAAAATAAGATGAGAATTGATGGAACTTATGATAAATGGAAAGAAAATAATATTAAAGAGAGTAAGTTAGCTTATATTAAAGACCAAAGAGCTCAAATTAAAGAATTTAAAGAACAAAACACACCAGAGTTCTTTGAACAATTCAGACCTGACGGATATTCAGTCGATAAAGACAAATGGACAATGAATAGTGAAGAAATGAACAAAAAAGCTGATGAATATTTAGAATTTTTAGATAAATTAGAAGAATCTTTAGTTTAATATATTTATATATAGGAAGATACATGATTCAAGATAAAGAAGTTTACGTGATACGAGGAAAAGAACTCAAAGAGTTGATTACACTACTATCAGACCTGAAATATGTAGCTATGGAATACGCTAAGACGAATAATAGTGAAATTGAAGAAACTGAATTTATTTATGATGATTTGATTGATAATATGCTACAATCAAAACTATTTAAAACATTTAAACTAGAAGATTTACGAAGTGAATTTTCTTTTAATGAATTACTAAGAAATGCCGGTCTTAAATTAGGGAGAAATTAAATGGCAGAAGTAAAACGTGGCTCAGGAGCCAGAACAGATGTGTCTAGTCGTAGTGCACCAACTTTTAAACCAAGTGCTAAATACAATAAAATTGTAGAGTTTGGAGCAGGTGACCATTACTTATCTGGTTCAAATGCTGGTTCAGATGGATTTATAATACAAACAGCAGGTACAACGGTTCTTCATCCAGTTGAAGGAACACCGGTCGCAGCTAGTGCTATAAATGCTAAAGAAGTTTATGAAATAGGACTTTCAAGAATCACTGGAAGCGGAACGGTTTCTGTATTATATTAATATGGAAAGAAATTCAAAAGGACAACTCAAAGATGTGATTAAACAGGAGTATGTGAAGTGTGCTTCCGACCCTGTTTATTTCTTAAAGAAATATTGTATGATTCAACATCCGATAAAAGGTAAAGTACCTTTTTCATTATACGATTTTCAAGAAGAGACCGTTGGTGAATTTGTAAATAATAGATTCAACATCATTTTAAAAGCTCGTCAATTAGGAATATCTACTCTCACGGCAGGTTATTCACTATGGATGATGACTTTTCACCAAGATAAAAACATCTTGGTTATAGCTACAAAACAAGAAGTAGCTAAAAATTTGGTAACAAAGGTTCGTGTGATGCATGCTAATCTACCAAGTTGGTTAAAACAACCTTGTGTTGAGGATAACAAGTTGAGTCTGAGATACAAAAATGGTTCTCAAATAAAAGCTGTATCGAGTGGTGAAGATAGTGGTCGTTCAGAAGCTCTGTCATTACTGATACTTGATGAGGCAGCATTTATTGATAAGATTGATGGTATATGGGCAGCAGCATCTCAGACGTTATCAACTGGAGGTCAATGTATAGCTTTATCTACACCTAATGGTGTTGGTAATTGGTTTCATAGAACATGGATGGATGCTGAAGACCATTTGAATGATTTTAATTTCATCAAATTACATTGGACCGTACATCCAGATAGAGCTCAAGAATGGAGAACTGAACAAGATACTTTATTAGGTCCTTCATTAGCTGCTCAAGAATGTGATTGTGACTTTATTACTTCTGGTCAAAGTGTAGTAGATGGTGTAATATTGGAAGAGTATAGAGAATCACACGTAAAAGAACCTATTGAAAAAAGAGGTATTGATTCGAATGTTTGGATATGGGAACCACCAAACTACACAAAAGATTATGTAGTATGTGCTGACGTTAGTAGAGGTGATTCAACAGACTACTCAGCTTTTCATATTTTAGATGTAGAAAGTTTAGAACAAGTCGCTGAGTATAAAGGAAGAATGTCTACACGAGATTATGGAAATTTATTAGTAAATGTAGCTACAGAATATAACAACGCATTATTAGTTATTGAGAACAATAACATAGGTTGGGCTACAATACAACAAGTGATTGATAGAGAGTATGAAAACCTTTTTTATATGAGTAAAGATTTACAAGTTGTTGATGTACATAGACAAATCAACAATAAAATAAATAGAATGGAAAAACAACTGGTACCAGGATTCACTATAACTTCTAAAACAAGACCATTAGTTGTGTCTAAATTAGAAGAATTTTTTAGAGAAAGAGCTGTAACCGTCCATTCACAGAGATTAATTGACGAATTGTTTGTATTTATATATAACGGTAGCAGAGCAGAAGCTATGTCAGGATATAATGATGATTTAGTAATGTCTTTCGCTATGGGACTCTGGATAAGAGAAACTGCTCTACGATTGAGAGCTGAAGGTATAGAATTACAAAAGAAAGCAATGAATAGTATAACATCAAATCAAGGTGTTTATACACCAACTAATAACCAAAATGATTCTTGGACCTGGGAAACAGGTAAAAAAAAGGAATCATTAGATTGGTTAATTAATTAAGAGGTAAAAAATGGCTGACACAGGCTTAAGAAGTAGATTATTAAGATTATTTTCTACTAACGTTGTAGTACGAAATGTAGGAGGAAAGAAACTAAAAGTTTCCGATACAAGTCGTACACAAGCTTATCAAAAAAGTAATTTGATTGATAGGTATCAAAAAATATTTACAGGAGTAGGACTGAGTGGTTATTCTGATGCTTTAATGACTAGGTCGATGAGACTTAATTTATTTAAAGATTATGAATCAATGGATGCTGACGCTATCATCTCAAGTGCTCTTGATATTTACGCTGATGAATCTACTATGAAATCAGAGTACGGAGACGTTTTAGAAATTAAAACAGATAATAATCAGATTAAAGAAATATTACACAACTTATTTTACGATGTCGTGAATATTGAGTTCAATCTATGGCCTTGGGTTCGTAATATGTGTAAGTATGGTGATTTCTTCTTAAAATTAGAAATCAACGAAAAGTATGGTATTACAAACGTAGTTCCTTTATCTGTATATGATACATCACGTATTGAAGGTTTAGACCCCGAGAATCCTGAATATGTAAAATTTTTAGTAGAGTCAACTACAAGTGAACATAGATATAAATCTGAACGTTCTGCTACAAAACAAGAATTAGAAAATTATGAAGTAGCTCACTTCAGACTATTATCTGATTCTAATTATCTACCTTATGGTAAGTCTCAAATTGAAGGTGGTAGAAAGACTTGGAAACAGACTACATTAATGGAAGATGCTATGATGATACATAGAATCATGAGAGCACCAGAAAAAAGAATTTTTAAATTAGATATAGGTAATATACCTCCTTCTGAAGTTGATAATTATATGCAAAAAGTAATTAACAAAATGAAGAAAGCTCCTGTTGTTGATGAAGATACAGGTGATTACAATTTAAGATATAACATGCAAAACATTACAGAGGACTTTTTCTTACCCGTACGAGGAGGTGATAGTGGTACGAGTATAGATTCCTTACCAGGTTTGACTTATGAAGCAACAGAAGATATCGAGTATCTCAAAAATAAATTATTATCATCTTTGAGAATACCGAAAGCTTTCTTAGGTTTTGAAGACCAGATAGGTTCAAAGGCTACTTTAGCTGCTGAAGATGTAAGATTTGCTAGGACTATCGAAAGAATACAAAGAATTACAATAAGTGAATTGACAAAGATGGCTATCGTTCATTTATATGCACAAGGTTATCAAGATGCTGATTTAGTTAATTTTGAATTAAGTCTTACTAACCCCTCAACAATCTATGAACAGGAAAAAGTTGAATTGTGGAACAATAAGACACAATTAGCTTCTTCAATGTTACAAGATGGTCTAGTTTCTTCTGAATGGATTTACAAAAATGTATTTGGATTTACAGAAGAAGAAATTAAAAAAGAAGACGAAAACATATTGTTTGATTACAAACAAAAGTTTAGACGTACTCAGATAGAAAATGAGGGTAATGACCCAGCTAAATCAGGTCAAGCTACAGGAACACCA